TAGTAGAGATCCGCTTTCTTGGAAAGATGCAGACTCTCTTAAAAATTTTTCTTGGTTCTCTAGTAGAACAGCGGTAACCGAACGCTTATGTGCGTCTTCGATTTTATCAAGACCCTCATGTTCTAGGAGGGGCTTCCACTTTTCGACTAGGTGTTCTGATTGGAACATCTTAGTTTACTTGTAAATGTTTAGTTTGATTAATTTTAAAATCAGTTTTTGAAAGCTGAAAGTGTCTTAACGTATTGAGCCATTGATCCAGAAATATCTTCTGGTGCAGATGCCTCTCCTTCTGTTAAGGTTTCAGTTTTACTTGTTGGTCTAGCACCTTTATGGGGGAAATAAGATTCCTTTAGTGTCTCCAACTTTTCACGATACTCTTCGTCACTTTCAAACTCTACACTTTCGGCAAGTGAAGCGAGCTTCTCTTTCTGGGTGGCAGCAAGGCCATCAGAAACAGATTCTAAGATACCATCAGCAGTGGCCTCAGCGAGACCTTTGTTGAGTGCGATATTCTTTTCTATTTGCTCATTGAGCTTGGTTTCCATGTCATCAAGTTTTTCTACCATACTCTTAAGGACATCATATTTTTCTTCAGGGATTTGTACATAATGTTCTTCAAAAAGACCCTTCATTCCTTCAAGGAATGATTCGGTCATGTCTGCCTTAAGTCCGTTTTCAACGGCAAGTTGGTTCTCAACGAACCACTCGTCGGCAACATACTCAAGGTAAGAATCTACACGTTCTTGTAGTTCTACCTTAATTTCTTCTACTTCCTCAGAAAGCTTCTCTTCGTGCTCACTGACGATTTCTTCTCTTATTGCTGCAACTTTAGAATTTATAGCAGCTTCAAAGATTGTTTTTGCTTTTGCTCTAAACTCTTCTGATAGTTCTTCACCACCAAGAAGTGCATTAACGTCATCTTCAACGTCTATTTCAACTGTCTCTTCTACAGTTTCCTCTTCAGCAACAACCTCATCTGTTGTGAGTTCGTCTTCTACAACTACTTCTTGATCTTCTGTAGTTTCTACTTCTGATTCTTCTGCTTTCATTTTACCTTTGCGGTTTGTTATCACATCGGATACTTGTTTCAATGACCCAGCTGGATCCTTTAACTTAGCACTATCATTAGTAGGACTATAGTTTTCAGGTGTTGGACCTCCAAGATCTTCGTAAGGTGCGCCCTTTTCCATAGGCATAGGTGGTTTTGCGTTAGCATTAACCGCCGTCTTGGATTGCTTCACTTCTTCTTCCATCTTTTGTAATTTTGTGCCACGAGACATTTGTACGACTCCGATTTATACGTTATTAAATCTATATTTATTTAGAATATTTATAAGTTTGATAAGAATTGGTTAAATAGATCGAGTTTTTTCTCGTCTAATGCCTTCTGATCAACCAAAGTATTTATGGTTTTATATGTTCTTTCAGCATACTTCTCACGAAGAACACCTCCATCCCATACCCAATCTTTTCCTTCCATAATTCCCTCAACAAATGCATCGGGAGCAGAAGGATCAGCAACGATGTCAGCAGCAGTTGCTAACATGAAATCATCACCGACAACATTAATTCCTTCACGAGTTGGTTTCAATGAACCAATTCCTCTTGAAGAAACACCTAATTTTACACCTTCTTCAATTAATGAAGATGCAATCTTACCCATTGGTGTGCCAAGAATTTTAGCTTTACCAACGAAGTTAGAACCACTTTCTTTAAGTGATACTATTTTATGAGAGACCCTATCGAGATTAACGGTTGGACCTTCTGGGTGACCAAGTTCACCAAGAGCTCTTCCTGATTGAACGTGATTTTCGTTGTAACGTCCAACTTCTCTCCTAAGAGTTTCCATTGGATACATACGACCATTACGGTTCTTTATGTTTCCTTGAAGGAAAACACCCTCAATATACATATTTTTCTTGCCGTTCTTTTGTTCGACAAGAAATTCTACTGATTCAATTTCTTCCGTAATGAGTTTCATCAGGCTTCCCCTGTAACTTGAACTTGTTGATAATATAATGCACCAGTTACACTAGCAGCATTGCCTTTAGCTAAAGCACTAACTTTAAATGAATTTCTCAAAGTAGCATAAGTGCTAATATCAGTTTTAATACCAGAAGTATCTGCATCAAGTGTAATTCTAGTAGCAAAAGCACCTCCAACACCAGCAGTATTATCTACTGCAGTTACAGATGAATCTTTAATAACATCATCATAATAACTTTGATCTGTTGCTGTTATACTCACACTATTACCAACACCAAATGGTGATCCAGTTCCTTCAGGAAACTGAATTATTGTTGTGGATCCAGTAGTAATACCAATTACTCTTTGAGAAGCTGGTCTGTGAATATTAAGTGTTGCAGTTTCACCTTTAACCAAATAAAAATCTGCAGTTGTCGCAGTTGGCATTTCACCCACTTTAATATGAGCACCTTCTAATCCAGATGCACCCACAAGAGTGACCTTTAAGGTATCAGATTGTTGAGCAATTCCATTTGCAATTACCTTAGCCGTATCTGTAGATACTGTAAGTGAGGAACCGCTTCCTACGGGATTGAGAGCCATTTATACAAACCTTATAGTATTAAAATTCATTTACTAGTTATTTATAGAATTACTCTTCTGATTCATCTTCAACTTCAGTTTCTACTTCTGCTTCTGCTTCTGGTTGTCCTGCAATAACTGCAGCAGCCGCATCTACTTCTGCTTCAATCTCATCTGCTGATTCTTGATCACCAAATAATGAATTAGCTACATTAGGCTTATATCCATCAACTCTTTCTGCTGATTTTGCATATAAAATATCTTTTATTTTATCGCTAACCTGTGAAGCTGAATCATCCGCAGCAATCATATCCATAAGTTCATCCATCGTAATAGTGTCAAATGAGTAACTATATTCTATTTAGACACTATTTATTCTTCTGAAAACTAGATTCCATCATCATAGTCATCATAATTTTTTTCATCCACTCTAAATGTGCAGTTGGTTCTTGCATATGTTGTGGTCTTTTTGCAGATCCAGGTCTATTTTTATGATAAAAATCTACAGCATTATAAATTAAACGTACATCATCTTCGCATAGATTAACGTTAAAATGTGGTTTTTTATGCCTATCTTTAAACGTGTCTCTAGGCACTAAATTTCACCACCTTTTGGTTTAGTTATATTTGCATCCATAGTTGTTGCTTTACTATCTACATCCATAGATCTTAATGCAGCATCTGGTTCACCACCAGCAGCACTATCTCCTAAATCATCCATTGGCATTGGTCTTAATCCACCAGTACCTTCAGGATCTAACATCATTTCTGCAGGATCTGGAATAGTTCCATCTGCAATTTCCTGTTCTATCTTCTCATCCTCTTCTTTAATTTCTTCATCAGTTTGACGCAATACGTTACGTCTAACCCAATCATTAGAATAATATTTACCAATATAAGGTTCTACAGTAGCAAGAGATGCTAACCTTTCATTCATTAATTCGGTTTCTTTTAATTCTGTAAAGTGATTATCATATAAGAAATCATACTGAATATGTTCACTCATTACTTCCCAGTCTTCTGGAGTAATTACATTCGTTAGGAGTAATTGGGTTCTCAGCATGTCATTAAACATTCTAGAGAATCTTTTTCTCAAACGTCCAACAAACTTACTAAATTTAACTTCATCCCTCAATATCTCTGAGGATCTTCCCAGATTGAATCCTCCCTCTCCATCCATTCTTGATGTGGGTACATTGAGCGACCTATATAATTTCTTTTTGAAGTACTCAATATCCGTGATCTCTCCAAGGTTTTGACCTCCAGGAAGAGTAGAAATTTCAGTTCCACGACCTCCTTCCCTTCTAGGTAACCAGAAATCTTCAAGCATTGACATGTACTTCTTGTCATCTCGGATCTCTCCTGTGTCAGCATTGTAGACAAGTTTGTTCCGATATCTCATCATTACGTCACGGAGATATTGCTCTGCCTTGACTTTAGGTAAATTACCTACATCTATGTAGAAGATTCTTCTTTCTGGAGCACGAGATAATCTGTATATAACAAGACTATCCTCAATCATTCTTAATTGATTGAGTGATTTAATTGCTTTATGTAAATATGATAACGTTGATCCCTTATTTCTATCAACTAAACCTGATGTGCAGTAGGTTATAGAGTCTGCTGCAATTTTAATTGAGCCTTTTCCACCACCTCCAGCAGTAGTATTAGTAGGATATGTTTGTTTTGGAGTATATACGTAGTATTCTTCTAATTCAGGAAACTCATAATTTTCTGGATTACCTGTATTTAATCCAGTAATTGCTCCTCTAGTAAATTGATCACCATTCTTTTTCTTTTCTTGTCTTACATATCTAATTTTCATTGCGTCAATATAACGCAACTCCTGTATACCCTCATGAGGTGCTTTTGTATCTATAACTTTATGATAAAAAAGTCTACCATCTACATACCAATTTCTATAAATTTCATGTGCTTTTTTATCAAAATCTAATAAGTCTAATACAAATTTAAAATTTTCTCTAACCTTTTTCTTTATACCATCACTAGCATTTAAATGATCTAAATTTATTTGTACAGGTTGATCATTACTATCAGAAACCAATGCTTCATTTACAATATCTTCAATCGCACTATCCGCTTCAGGATGAAGCGCCATTTCTCTATATCTTTTAATTAAATCAAATTCAGTTCTATAAACACCCTCTATATCAACATACTGACCAAAAAAACCACTACTCAAATAATGATCATTCCCGTCCTCGTTATTAGGAGGAACGGGAGAGACCGCAGTAGATGAGAGTGGTTCAGTGTCCTCTATAGAGAACCCAAATAACTTAGCCATAATTTATTTAAACTTAACTATCTTACTTACTATTTAGTTAGCCGTCAGGACTACCTGCTCCAGCAAGATTAAGAGATTGAACTGCAAATTCTACAGTAAACTCTTCTATAGTATCACCTGTATCGTAAGATAAGTCAATAGCTGATACACTTGTTGGAAATATATCGACAAATTCATACTCTTTTAATACAGCATTTCTTTCTCCATCACTATTTTCACTGCTAGGTTTAGAACCTCTACCAAGTTGGAATACTTTGGCATTAGTCATATAAGATTCTGGAAGTGTTGCACCAATATTAGTGCTTAAATCAGCAATTTGCTGTGTCCAGTTTTCAAATGCATTTCTAAGTAAGAAATTCTCATCATTGATAACTGTTACACTCCAAGGGTCGATTGTTCTGTCTCCAGCAACTTTAAAAATACGACCTCTGAATGGAATGTCAATTGCTGCAATATTTTGAGGTGGCAATGAGGATGCCTTACACATAAATCTAAAAGTTGATGCATCCCAACCAGTAACCCCATCAGGTAGAGTAGTTAACTCTACCTCGAACAGATTAGGTCTTGCACCACCACCAATTAGTGCCGATTTAAAATCAGATATGCTTTTGTTTTCTCTAGTTTGAGCCATTTGTGATTGTCCTCCTGATGTTATTTAGAAATAAAAATTAAACTCGACCTGCTACTTCTTCAAAGCTAACACCAGTACGTGTAGCAACAAAGGTTAGGGTAATGTAGTTAATGGACTTCGCAGGCTTCAGGAAGATGTCTGCTCGGAATTCATTGTTATCAACAACATCAGGAGTGTTATTTGTGGTATCACAAACAACGAGGAATCCA